GATCGCGCCGCCTTCGGTGCGGGGCTTCCAGATTTTAGGCTGACGCTTACGGATACGGTTTACGACCTGATCGGCGAGCGCGTGGATCTTGGAGGGGACGCGGTAGGATTGATCGAGGACTTTGACCTGGCCTTCCAGTGTCAGGAAGGAGTCGACATCGGCTCCAGCCCATGTGTAGACCGCTTGGTCGTCATCGCCGGCGATGTAAGTATGTTCGGCGCGTTCAATCAGCTCCTTGACGAGCCGCCACTGTAGCTGGGAGAGGTCCTGCGCTTCGTCGATGATGAGTGTTTTTAGCGACGGAAGTCTGTCAGGATCATCTAGGACTCTTTCCAGCAAGTCCGTAAAATCGAGAAGTCCGCGGGATGCCTTGTAATGTCTATACGCTCTGTCAACGTACTCGAAGTGGTGCCACTCGATCGCCATGCGGCTTTCGTTGTAGTGCTGGCGAAGATCCTTGCCCTTGATCCGCGCGATATTGACCTCGTTCAGGATGGGGTGGTCCGCCTTAATGGCAAACTCCTCTTCACCCTTCTCCACTCCCAACTCAATCCCCGCCTCTTTAGCGAACTCTGCGTAGTGTTCGGGGCCCATCATGTCCTTGCTGGTGATGCCGAGACAGCGATAAGCGAGCGAGTGCAGGGTACGGAACCACGGGAAGTCTAGGTCCGGGTTCAGCGCAGGGAACTTCTGGATCGCCCGATCACGGGCCTCGGTCGCGGCCTTGCGGGTGAACGCAAAGTAGCCGATCTGCGTCGGATGGATATCCTCCGCAAGTTCGTTTTGCACCACCGAGAGCAGGTAGGTCGTCTTGCCTGCACCGGGGGGACCGAAGACCTTCTCGACGCTCATGGCTCGATGGGCAATGTTGGGTAGTAAGGGGCAATTTGTATGGCGAACTGCTCGGGCTGTTCGGCCTGCTTGTCCTGTGCGTCTCGATAATCGTCGTATACGCCGACGATCGACACCGGGTGGTCCGGTTTGATCCAGTACACGACGAACACCATGAGTTGATGGTTATGCATCGCCGTCTCTTGTAAGTTCTTCTTCCGCGGCAAGGATCTCTTCGACTCGATCCATCGCACACGGCCATACGATGATGGGAGTGGTTTCGCCGACATAGCCGCCCTCGATGTTGTAGCTGATGTACTCCTCTGCCTCGTCCAGGGAGAGCCCGGACTCGTGCATGAGGATGGTGACGATGGCATCGCCGTCGTAGATCAGCGTGTCGATGCGGCGTGCACCGCCGCCTTCTGCTCGCTGCCACACAGTTGCTATGCCGACTAGTGCACTGTCAAAGCCGTCTATCTTGAGCATCAGAATGGACTCCTGCTTTTCTTCTGTTCAGGGGTGTCAAACGGGGAATCTTGCCGCTCGAAGCGGGGGATGCGCCAGCACCGCGTCGCGCGGTTCTTGAGGAAAAGACTGATTGGCTCGCCGCCGATGTCGCGCATGCGCTGTGCCATTTTTGGCAGAGTCATGCCCTTGAAGTTGTTGCGCGTGAGGTGTGCCTCGAGGTCCTTCATGCGGAAATATGTGCGACCTTCCTCGTCGTTGGTCCACGGCCGGCCGAGCAGAATCTCGTCGCGGTCCAGTGCTTGCTGCAAGTGTGTGCAGAACTCCTCGAGGAGATCGTTGAAGCGGCCTGTGACGGTGGTGTCTTCACTCGCGACCGTGATCTGCTCCGTCTCAACCATCTCGGTGAGCAGTGCGTTCAGGAGCTGTTCCCAGTCGGGCTTCTTCACCGCCGGGGGCAACAGGTTGAGCTTCTCGACGCAAGACTTCTGGAAGGCCATCTGGTTGAACAGGCTCTCAGTGTCAAGCTCGATGCGCTTGCCGTTGACGTCGAGAAACCAAAGTGGCGGTTCGCTCGCGTACTTCGAGAGCGCAGAGAGCTGCGGGGAGTCTGGCCCGTGGGCCCCGATCCCAAACTTGCGAGTCCTGCACAGGCCGCTATTGCAGAAGCTATTGAGCGGCGCGTCTTTGCACTTGTACCGATACTCCTTCTTATTGATCTGTTTGATCAGCATCTGGACTTCGTTGTTCGGGAGCGGAGGGCTCACGTACTTGTAGTTGTACTCGACGATCAGGTTGTCCCACGTCGCCGGGTGCGCGCGCTTGAGGTACAGGCCGATGTTGAAAAGTGCGTTGTTCCGTGTGCCCTCGGGCACGCCTTGTGCGCAGATAGCCTGTAGGCATGGTGGGCCGTCCTTGATCGGTGATTCAGGGGCCTTGGGCTCCTCTGGAAACTTCAGGTCCGGGTCCTGCACGAACTGGTCGTACAGGGTGTAGAACTCTTCAAGGGAGGCGGCCTTCCCGTCGTCATTGAAGGCGTAACGCATGGTGTCGTCGCCGCCGAAGTACGGGAGGTTCAGGAAGTTGCCTGTGTCCCCGCGCTCGACGAGGATTTCGGCCTGTTTCGGGAAGATCTCGCGACCGGCCTCGCCGAGGAGCGCCGCGGAGGCCTTCAGGTAACGCTGCATCGAGGCAGCGGGGATCGGTTCTTTGACGAACAGGAACACGTGTGCGCCGCCTGACTTGCTGCGGCACACGACAAGGGGCAGCTCGAGGCTGCGTATCTTCTTGATCAGCCCTGTGTGATCGAGAGGGTACTGATCAATATCAATGCATCCCCAAATGCAGGAGTTATCTGCGCGGATGGGGATGATGCCCAGAGAAGGCTCCACGCCTTCAAGGTGCTTCTGCCAGAGATCATCAGTTGGCGGCTTACGGACGACAACGGCTTTGCCGGCTTGCTTGCCATTACCCTTGTCGCCCTCGATCCTGTAGGTCCCATAGGCGATGTCTAAGCCCAGAAATATCGCCTTGAACCTTGTGATGTCGGTCATTTCTGCTTTCTCGAAAGAAGGGGCCTACTCGCAGTGAGTGGGGGGAAATGGCACTGCTTTCGGCCCCAGGAAACATCAGAACGGTGCGGAACCCGAGGATGCCTCACCGTCGCTATCGTGCTTGGTCTTCACCGCACCGGAAGACACCGATGCCGCAAAGCTCTTACAAATAGCGTAAATGCTCTCGTCTTCGACAGTACCGATGCGCTCGACTTCCCAGCCGAACCACTTACCCTTGTCGTTCGACTCAGGCTGCGTGGACAGACGGTACATCTGGCTGTACATCGGGGGCGTGAACAGACCGTTCTTGCCCTGGAGCTTAACCGCTTGCATCATGCTATTCCACTTACGGCTCTTCTTGAGCTGCGTGGACTTCATGACCACAAGCGCCGGGGACGGGGTGCCATCCGCGTCAACGATCATGACGTAGTGGTTAGCCGTGTTCTCGATGTAGTTGCCGTTGTCGAGGTAGTCCTTGTTGTCCCCGGGCTCCCGGTGGGTCCTGGACAGGATGTCGCTGGTAGCCGGGTAAATATGGAGTGGCGCTCCAGATCCGCTACCCCGGGGAGCCCACTCGATATACTGCCTGATGTAGGCACAAGGAATCACGGTGATGCCCTTCTTGCCGTCATAAAGCTGATTCGTTACCGTATTCAGGATCATGCCGGGCAATGCGCCGTCGAGCTCGCCCACTTCCGGCGAGGTGTTCGTCAACAGTCGCAGGAAGGGCAGGGCGAAGTCGTCCTGATTCATCCCGGAGAAGCTGCTGCCGGCATCCTCCTCGAAAGCCGAGGCGATCGCCAAAGCGGTGGAGGATTGGGTCTTTTCTGCAAGTGCTGTTCTAGCCATGGTTCGTGGTCCTTTATGATTTGATCGAGGCCTTTTTACCGATGTACGCGCCGAAGAGTTCCATGGGGAACTGCTCGCCACGTGTCACCCGCTCCTTGACCCAGGCCTTGAGGGTCGAGGGTTCGATTTTCTCGGACTGCTCGACAGGGAAACCCTGCTGACCAAGCATCCCGAGGAGACGGTTGCACAGCTCGTCCTCGCCGCGCCCGAAGCGCACGCTGACGGTGTTCTTGATGATGTCGTCAAAGCCGTGGTCCCTGAGCCATTGGAAGGCTTCGGCACGCCGGGCTTCACTGATCGAGGCGCTGTAGAAGGGCTTTATGTCGATCGAGCTGCCGTCATCCATACGGAACGACGTCATGCCGAGCTCCGAAAGCGCTTCCGGGATCGTCTCCTCGGTCAGCTTGCGGTATTGCTCTTTGTGCCCTTTAAGGACGTCTTCCGCATCGCTGATCTGCTTTTCCAGCGACTTGGCGCGACGGGCCAATGCGGCAATGCCACTGATCTGGTCGTCTTCGACCTTCAGGGCGTCCGCTTCGTTTTCAAACAAGCTCGTAAGGTTCATCAGATTCTCCTTTCTTGAAAAGATCAACCTCGAGGGGGATGTAGCGGCGTTCCCGCTTGTCCCACTTGAGGCACTTGAAGCGTCCATTGTTCTTGAACGCTGCCACCGCACAACAGATTCCTATTGCCGATGGATCGCCGATCAACAACAAATAGTCGTTGTCGGTGAATTTGTCCAGCTTACGCTGGATGCGACGTACCGTCGGTACGACAGAAAACGCAATCTGCGCGTTAGGCGGCAGGATTGTGTCGATTTGGCCGTAATCCTGAGCACTTGCAATGTTGTGCTGCAAGGTCTCGGAAACGACGTACACTTTAGGCACGGGGCAGTTCTCCTTTCTCAAGTTCTGGGACTAGTGTAGACTCGCGCTTCAGGGATTGCAAGCCCTGTCAGAAAGCGAGATCAACATGAGCCAATTTTTACAGACTTATCGGTTTAAAAACAAGCCTTTCGCGCATCAGGCCGCGTATCTTCAGCGGTTCTGGGACCATCAGGTCGCCGCCCTGTTCGCGGACATGGGCACTGGCAAGAGCTTCATGCTCATCAATAACGTTGCCATGCTCTACGATCAAGGCCGCATTAATGCTGCGCTGATCGTCGCGCCGAAGGGCGTGTACCGCAACTGGGTCGACACCGAGATCCCGAAGCACATGCCGGACCATGTGGTCTACCGCATGGCGCTGTGGGCAGCAACGCCACGCAAGGCGGAGGAGCAGGCCCTTGATTCGTTGTTCGAGATCACTGAGGACTTGAAGATCCTCGTGATGAACATCGAGGCGTTCTCGACGCCAAAGGGCGCGAAGTTTGCTCAAAGGTTTTTGTTCGTCCACAACGCGATGATGGCGATCGATGAGTCGACGACGATCAAGACGCCAAACAGCAAACGCAGCAAAAACACTGAAAAAACAGGCAAAACGGCGAAGTATCGTCGCATCATGACGGGCTCGCCGGTGACCAAGTCGCCCCTTGATCTGTATCAACAGTGCGCGTTCCTGTCAGAGGCGTGCCTGGACTCACCGTCCTACTACGCGTTTCAGGCGCGCTATGCCGTGACCTTCGAGCGCCGCGTCGCGACACACAGCTTCAAGCAGATCATCGGCTATCGAAAGCTCGACGAGCTCAAAGAAAAGCTTGATCGCTTCAGCTTCCGTGTCAAGAAGGAGGAGTGCCTCGATCTGCCCGACAAGCTCTATGTCAAGCGCGAGGTCGACCTCACCGACGAGCAGGTCAAGGCGTACAACGAGATGAAGACGATGGCGCTGGCGCAGTTCAACGAAGGGCTGATGTCCACGGTGAACGCGCTGACGCAGTTGATGCGGCTGCATCAGATCGTCTGCGGGCATGTCAAGCTCGACAGCGGGGCCGTGCTGTCGCTGCCCAACAAGCGGGTGGACGAGCTGATGTCCATCGTCGAAGAGACGGACGGAAAGATCATCATCTGGGCCACCTACCGGCATGACATCGAGGCCATCAAGAAGGCCCTTCAGGGCGAATACGGCATGGAAAGTGTCGGTACGTACTACGGGGACACGGAGTCGGACGAGCGCCAGCGGGTGGTCGCGGAGTTCCAGAACCCCGAGAGCAAACTGCGCTTTTTCATCGGTAATCCGAGCACCGGCGGCTACGGCCTGACACTGACGGCGGCCAATGTGGTCGTCTACTACAGCAACAGCTTCGATCTCGAAAAGCGGTTGCAGTCCGAGGACCGCGCGCACCGCATCGGGCAGACCAAGAATGTGACCTATATCGACCTGATAACGCCCAAGACGGTGGACGAGAAGATCGTCAAGGCCCTGCGAGACAAGATCAACATCGCGACCCAGGTTATGGGCGAAGAGGTGATGAAATGGTTGATTTGATCCCGATCAAGCGCCTGTATCAGTACGAGAAGCTCAAGCGCATCGATTCGCCCGAGGGCCGGCGGTACGTCGACGGTAATGCAAACGCATTGCCTAGCGTCACCACGGTGCTGTCGGCGACCAAGGACAAGAAGGCCCTTGATGCGTGGGCCGCGAGGGTTGGTGAGGCAGAAGCGAACAGGATCAAAAACGAGGCGGCCACGGTCGGCACGCACATGCATGCGGTGATCGAGCGGATGATCGCGTACCGGGACCTACCGCGCCCGACCAACTGGCTCATGGTCAAGGGCTATGAGATGGGCTATCGGCTCGTCAACGAGTACTTCATGAACCTCGGGGAGATCTGGGGCTCGGAAGTGCCGCTGTATTACCCTGGCAAGTACGCTGGAACGACTGATTTGGTGGGCGTGTACCGTGGCAATCCTGCCATCGTCGACTTCAAGCAGTCGCTGAAGCCGAAGAAGCACGAGTGGATCGAGGACTACTTCCATCAACTCGCAGCCTACGCGCTCGCGCACGATGCGGTGCATGGCACCACGATCAAGCACGGCTACGTGCTGATCTCGCTACAGACAGGCGGCACGCAGGAATTCAGCACCAGTGGCGCTGAATTTGATCGCTACAAGGCGGCCTGGCTGGAGCGTGTTGAACGCTTCCTTAGCCAGGCATCGGCGGCACCCCCGCCTGCATCGCAGCCGCCCCCGTAATCGCATCGTTCGGGAAGAGCTGCTGGAGCATCATCCGGCTCTGCGAAGACGGCGGGCCGCCACTTGTCGGCGGAGGGCCCGCGGGCGGCGGACCTCCCTGTCCGGCAGGCATGCCTGGCATACCACGAGTCGTGGGGGCCGGAGGCGCGGTACGGATGCGGCGAGCTTCATCGCGACGACGAGCGGTATCTTCCCGTTGCTCTCTGGTGACGTTAAGCGCAGGAATCGTGGCGCGCTGGCCCGTCTGCATGAGGATGCCGGCAGCGCTGAAACGGTCGCGGACCTCGCGGAGGAAGGCCAGCTTTTCTTCGTCCGTACGGCCCTTGCGCAGCAAGGCAGCCATGATTTTCGGGTCCGCCGCCGCTTCCTTCAATGCGGCCAGGGCATTGAGCCGTGGCATTTGATTGAAGAGCTGCTGCGCGGTGTTTGACACGGCGCTGGCCGCGCCAAGCGAGCCCGGACCTCTCGGGAGTGCGTTGGTGCTCAGATGTAGTGCAAGGAAGCGCACGGCAAAGGCGTCTAGTGGGCTTCCGCCTGCCAGGACATTCTCGAGGAACGCACGGTTGTCCTTGGCCTCTTGGATGCGACGCATTGGGATGAGCAAACGACGAATGTTCTTCACTTCGTCGGCAGTCATCAGGCCTTGCGTACGCAGGACGTTGATGATCGACGGCTGCCCCGGGGCAAGCGGCCTGAAGAGGTTGTCGTCAAAGGCCTTGACGCTGAACTGATTGCCCGTGCCGCCGGCCTTGGTGTACGCCCACTCCAGGATGGAGGACTTCAGCCCATCCAAAGCGGACTGGCGATTCGGGCCGGCCCTGTTGACCACCTCGATGAGCTTACGCACTCCGGCTACCGGCGTACGGCTTGCCAGGATGTCCGAAACTGCCGCGGTGGGCTTTTCCCCGCCCACAAGCACCGAGGCGAACGCTTCTTGATTACGCAACTGCCGTGCTGCGGCGGAGTTGGGGTCTTTAAGTGCAGCAAATGCAGTCTCTGCATCCAGCGCATTCGTCAGATCGTTCTTCAACGAACCGAACTTGTCCAATATGTTCTGGTTACGCGCTATCCAGTTGGCAAGCGCCGCCTGATTGACACGGCCCGTCTGCGAATTGACGATCGTCGGGTCCATCATCGCCATGCGCAGCACACTCTCCATGGCATCTGTGACGGATATCACGCGCTCCTTGGAAGCCTTCGCCAGCGGTTCCATGTCCTTGAGCTGCTGCCGGACGATAGCGATCTGCGACGAAGGCGCCTTGATGGAACGAAGCTGCGCGAGCTGCTGCGTCAGCGCGTCATACTGTCGCCCGAAGAGGCCAACGGCGTCCTCGATCTGCTCCATGCGCGCAAAGGTCAGGTCGCTGTCGCGACCGAACATGCGGCTGACGAGGATCTCCGGCGGGATGCGCTCGGCACCGGCCTTGGTCACCGCCGTGACGTCCCGAGCGTAGCTACGAGTAAAGTTATCGTTCAGCGAACGCGAGAACTGACGCGCGCGATCGTAAGCCGCAGTGTTGAGCTGTGAGAAGTCATCAAGGATGGACTCTGCCAACATGCCAAACATGCGGGCGTCCTGCGGAGAGCGTTGGTTTGTACTCGAAGCGGCATCTCTTGCCCAGCCAAGAAGATCACTGCGGATGCGAAAAAGTTCGTCTACCGGAGTCTTCTTGCCAAGCGGATCGTAAATCGTTTTTCCCCCGCGGCCCGGTCGGAATCCTCCAATCAAGAACTCCTCTGGAACCTTTCCGGTTTCGAAATATTCGGGGGTGCGCGTGCCGCGTTGATACGAAGCAATGGCCGTTTCATTGATTCCCAAACGGCCCATGATCGAGCGAAGTTCAGCAGGCAGAGACAGGTAACGCTCCGGCGTCATCTTTGATGCCATGTCAAGGAACGTCGTCAGGGTTTTCTTGGGCACAAGCGTCTTAGGGACAATCTCGCCTTTCCGCACGCGCGTGCTCTGTTGGAACGCGGCGCGCCAGAGCGACTTTTCGTAATCACGGACCTCGTCAAGCGCCTGGTTGACGCTGCGCTTGATGGTGTCGCCGATCAACAGGCGATTAGCCGCCGTGTCCGTTTGGATACGGGACACCGCGTTGGCGGCGTTACGCTCTGCGATACCGATTCGGCCAAGGATCATGCTGTCGTATGTCTGCGCCTGCATCTCTGCGGCAGCACGTAGCATGGCTGGACTGCCCACCTTCTGAAGGGCCTCGATCAGCGACTGCTGCGCGCGCATTGCAAGTAGCGACTGATTTTCAACGCGCGACTTGAACATCGGATCGCCGCGGGCGAGGCTCAATTCAAGGATTGAGAGCCCCGGATCGCCTGTCGCTTGAGCCGCGGTTGGTCTTGCATCAGGCGGGAAGTCTTTCTCAAGCTGCTTGATGAGGTTCTTGTAGTAGCGCTCGCGCAAGAAAGACGCCTGTTGCAGGGCCTCTGGCGTACCAAGTTGCTCGAGCTCACGGATCGGAGCGGATTCTTTTAGAACGCCATCCAGGATCCCATACAGGCGATTCGACCGTGCCTGGTCCACCGCTCCTGCGCTGAACTGGCGGTTGACGGCATTCTTGACAACGTCATATCCGGTCCCAATGCCTTTAAAAAGCAGGCGGCCCGGCGTAAACACGCTCGCGCCAAACTCAGAGGCGAAACGCACCCCAGCCTGACCGGGGTAAAAGGCTTCCGCGGCACCGCCGGCTGCGCCTGCCGCACCCGCGGTCAGTGCCTCTGCCCCGAGATACGTCTTCGGGTTACGGCGCGCCATGCTGGAAGTGTAATCAATGAGCTTGTAGAGACGGGACCCGACATTATTGCCCGTATAGACGGCTGCGGGCGTGCGGAGAAGGAATGTGGCCGGACTGGCGGCTAATATGCCGCCTGCGGTGATGGCCCCCTCACGATACGGAACAAGGTCCTCCCGCGGCGGGGACGGAAAAAAGTCTGCGAGCGTATCGCCCAACAAGTACGTGCCGCCGTAAGCTCCGGCCGCAGCAATAAACGGAATAGTGGCGGCCAACGGAACAGGAAGCGCGGCAGCGGGGGCGGTTGCAGTGAATGTAGCCGCAGCGGCCACTGACGGCGCACCATAACGAACCGCGCCCTCTGCGAGGCCCAGCCCCACTTGCGAGGCTTTTTCCCCAACTGTCGGACTAATGGATATCAAAGATGGCGGAAGCGGAGGCGTTTCTTCTCGAAGCGGGTCAAAAATCACGCCCAGCAATGAGTCAACGCCTGGTTCAGTGATTGGAACCAGACTCGGGGGCAGTTCCGAAGAAGGAGCCGAGGCCCCCATTGCCACAGTAGCGGGAGAAATAAGAGTCGCTGCGACGGCATCAGAAATTGAAGGCGCTTGATCCGTGGTCGGCGCAGCCTGATCCCCCTTTTGCCCATCAAAACGAAAAACTCGATTGCCAATCGTAACTTCAGAGATGCCCGATGACTCAGGCGGAGGTGCCGAAGTGGGCTGCATATTCGGCAACTGCGAAAACAACGCCTGTCGCTTCTCCACAGGGATGTTGTTGAACGTGTCCGGGTTCATAGCAAGCTGTGGGTTTAGCCCAAGGTCCGCTATAGACGCGCGAACGGTAGCCACCTGTTCCGGGGTGAGGTTTTCAAACCGAAAACGATCCGAAGGCGTTGCCATGCTTATCGGTCCTGAATTTTTGCCGGAATTCGCCCCATCCACAGAACTTCTGTGACGTCAGGCGGAAGGTTAGCAATCTCTTCTTCGCTATACACGGACGGCGGAAGATCAAAGTAACTGAGAAGACGCTCAAGCGTTGACACCTTGGCCCGTGCCTGAGTACGCTGTTCGGGCGACAGCGTCGACCCCAGCGTGCCCGGACGAGTGTCGGACTTCTTGCGGTAGTCGTCCAGCACTTGATTAATAATCGTGGAAAGACCGATAAGATGCGTCCCGTAGGCTTCTTTATCCTTCCAAGCCCCGGGTTTGATCTTCAACATACCCTGCACCATGAGCTGCTCTGTCACGCTGTTCTGCGCGCTCTTGAGGAAGGCCTCCGTGGCCTCCTCCGCAACAATTTCTGCCTGTGAACGCGCAAGTGTGATGTCCTTAAACGGATCGCCAGACCCCGGGGTCTGCGAGAGGGCTGCATAAACGGCCGCGAAGGGGCCTGAAACTCTCGAGCGATTGCGCCACAACGATATCGGAGCGGCCATCGCCACTTCCCGCGGCACACGTGCGGGCTCATCAGCAGGACGATCCGATGCACGCGCGGTGCCGGCGACGGTTGGCGTTTCCCCGCCCGGCGAAAGCAACGGAGCAGGCGCTTCGACCACCTCACCAGGAGCCGCCTCGTCGCCAGTGGCTTCTTCCGTACCCGGCTCGCGATTAAGCGTGACCTGCGTACCGGCAGGCACAGTACCGCTATTACGCATCCGCTCCGCATCAATCATAAACGGGGGCAGTTCCTTACCAGGAACCGTCGTGAACTTTCCGGTAGGCAACTTGGAATCGGGATCATAAACGGGCAGGTATGACGGCTGAGTGTATGAGACTCGTGCCGAAGCGATAAGGTTGTTCTCCGTCGGCGTCGTCTGACCCGCGGCATACCGTTCGACAAGTCCCGGGGTGTTGAAGACTTTCATCTCCCAATCCCCAACCAGGTTTCCCGCACCACGACGTTCCGAAGCACGGAACCTGGCATCCGCGGTAAGGATAGTGTTGAGCACCGCTCGCTTCTCTGAAGCAAGCTTGGTGTTGATCTGCTGGATCTCATCACGATCCTTCTCGCCCGCCTGCAACGCCAAGAGCTTGAGCTGACGCTGCGTCGTCTCGATGTCGTTGACGCGCTTTTGAATGGCAGCCGGAAGATTGCTGAACGCCCCAGCCAGACGCGACATCGGCGAGCCGCGGAGGACTTCGCCGCGCGGGCCGCGGTTCGAGGCGAAATTAAGCGCCGCCCCGGCAATGTCAAACAGCATGTTTGCCTTGGTGGCCTCACGGTCCGGGCCAAGCATCTGCTCGTACTGAGGAAGCCGTGCCGCCATCGTTTTTTCAAGCGTTGGAACTTCTTGCGGACGCTGGGACAACGAGCTCATCGCCGCCATTTGCGCCATTTCGATCATTTCAGGAGAGTAGAGCATGCCCGCGGCAGTGCTTCTTTCGTCATCCGGGGTCACGCCCTCCTCATCGGACCCGTCCTGAAAACGCTGGACAAGCCCGCCATCCCTCATCTGGATCGGAGGCAGTCCTTCCGGCGGAATCGGCTGGCCATCCGGCCCCGTCATCGGTCCCGGAGGTGCCATGCCGCCCCCAGGGGGAGGGCCGGCAGCAGCGAGAAGAGCGGCCATGTCACCGCCGGCAGGCGGTGTGGCTCCGCCAGGAGGAGGAGGCGGAGCACCGGGAGGCATAGCTCCCATGGGTCCCCCCGGGGGCGGCGGCATTGGAGGTTGTGGCCCTTGGGCCATGGGCTCTGATTGGGGCAGCGCGCCGATCCCGCCGCCCTGCGCGAGCACCGGCTGGAGCATCGCAAGGACGGTTTCGGGAGTCTCGGACGCGGCCTCGTAGCCTACCAAATCCGCAAGCTCTTCGCGACGCGCATCGACCGAGCGCATGTCGCCGCGAAGGTTGTTCATAAGGATTTCAGGCGAATCGACGCGACGGTTGAGCATTTTTGCGGAAACTGCGTCGTCGGAGTTTTCCTCCTCTTCGCGTTCGTTCTCTTCCTCGCCAACATCGTCGAGGAAGCCCTGCATAATGCCGACGTTTTCGTAGTCGTCCATCATCTTGTCTTTCATCATTATCCTGGCCCCTTAAAAGAGTCCGGCTGCTTTTGCGCCCGCCGCGGCGGACAACCCCGCCAATCCGATGCCCGCCGCCTGCTGGAACGGGCTCGCCGAAGGCTGACTGACCGCGGACGTCGCCATCTGTGTGGACGGCGCACCGCGGTAGATGTCGGAGAGGAAGGCCGCCTGCTGGTACGGGGAGTATAGGCGCTGCATCTGCGTTGCGCGCTGTGCATCGAGCGACTGCTGGTTGAACGCCTGCTGCGCCTGCCCGGTGTTGTACAGGAAGTTGATATCGGACTGCTGCATGCCCTGCGCCGCTTGACCGATGCCGAGCTGCTGAAGGCCCTGCTGCCCATACTGCGCGCCCAACTGACCAAGGTTCTGCGCTGTTTGCTGGCCGATGCCAAACTGCTGCCCCGCCAGCGAGCCAATGCCCTGCGCAATGTTTTGGAACTGCCCCGACTGCTGCCCGTAGATGCCGGCAAGCGCCTGCGCAGCGTTCGTGCGCCCCGCGCCTTGCTGCATGAGCAGGTTGGCAATGTTCTGCTGGATGTTCGATTCCTGCCCGGCCAGCGCGCCCTGCTGCGAAGCAAGATTGCCGTAACCCTGAGCAGCCTGCTGGTACAGGCCCGCGGCGGACTGGCCCAAACGAGCCTGTTCCACGCCGAGCTGACCAAGGCCCTGGCCCGCAGCGATCTGCTGTTGCGAGAGATTGCCGTAGAGGCCCGCGCCCGACTGCCCAAGCTGCGCCTGCTGCGCGGCCTGCTGGCCTACGGTCTGGCCGATGTTGGCGATCTGCCCCGCAGCCGCTTGTTCGGCCGCCGCGCGCTGCGCCTCGAGCGAGCCCATGGCCTGCCCGGCCTGCACTCCGAGCTGCCCGATCGCCTGGCCGCCCTGCAATGCACGCTGCTGCTGCTGTTCAAAGGAGGCCATTGCATTGGCCTGCGCCTGTGAGTAGCCCTGAGAGAGGAGGTTGGCAATCGAGCCCGCCTTCTGCTCCATAAGCCCGCGCTCGAGTTCGGCACGCTGCACGCCTTCGCGCTCGCCGCCAAAGGCCCCCGCACGCACCGCCTGAGAGGAAAGCCCCTGCTGGGCGATCGCACCCTGACGGCTGATCTGCCGCATCGTCTCGTCGATGACCTGCTGACGATACGGGTCCATGAAGGCCTGCGCGCGCGAGGGGTCATAGCCCCCCATGCCGCCACCGATGCCGCCAAGGCCCCCCGCCAGCCCAAGCTGGACAGCGCCCTGCGCACCACCCATCTGCGGCACGCCACCGGCGCCCGCAGCACGCTGGGCAGCGTTTTGCAGAAGCTGCTGCGAGCCAGAGAAGTCCGCGCCCATGGCCCCGGCGGCCATGCGCTGTGCGTCGGTGACCCCGCGCATGCCCTGCCCGATCGCTGCCGTCGCCGGCGTAAGATCCGCCTGCGAAGCGCGGGCGGCCATGTTCTGCGAAGTGGCGAGCGCATTGACGCCAGTGCCGATGTCCTGGTAGGCCGCGCCAAAGCGCCCCGTCGTATCCGACTGAAGCGCACGCTGGCCGGCAAGATCCATGTAGCCAAGGCCGGTATTGATCTGGCCAATACCGCCGCCCATGCCCGCCGCAGCGGCTCCAGCCTGCCGCATCGCGGCCGCGGCGTCCCCAAACTGTGCCCGGGTGTCGGCGCCACGGAGAACGTCCGCCGCCTCACGGGTCATGCCCATGCCACCGGCAATTCCTTGGTTTGCAGCGGTCACATAGGGGCTAAACGCCCCCACCCCCTGCTGTTCGGCAGCGCGCATCGCGGCGATCTGCGCGGGGGAGAAGCCCGCAACCTGATATCCCGGAATCTGCTCGGCAAATCCGGGCTGGAAGGCCAACTTTTGCGCTTCCTCAAGCAGCCGAAGCTTGTATGCCTCGATTTCCGGGGCTTCCCGGATAATCTGCTGCTGGTTTGTATTATCGGTTGCCGTTGCCATTTATTTGCCCTCGACCTTGCCGCCTTCCAGCATTTTCATCAGTTTGTACATCCGCCGCGCGCCTTTGCGGCGACTTCCGCCGCCGGCGTTGCGAACAGCACGTGCCGTGAACACAAACTCACCGTCCGAAAGCATCGCCGGGATCGAATCCGAGGTTCCCGTGCCGGGGCCGTTGATCGGGCCCGTTTTACGCGGGAAATGGGTCGGTTGACCACCGTCACGCAGCCCCTGGGCGGCCATGATCCCCTGATTATTTTGCTTGTTTAGCGTTTGAACGGCCTGTCCCGCGGCCATTGCCGCCTCCGGGCCGCCGTACAACAGCCCTTCGGTCTGCGCCACCTGGAAAGGATCCTTCGCCGCCTGCTTGACCGCATTCGTCACGGCACCGCCCTGCCGATACCCAGTGGGGCGCGCCGGCTGAACCGGGTTCCCGTACAGCAACGGCACGCCGTACGTCCCGGAGACGTTATACGGCTGCGGGATGCCTTCCGGCATGTTCGTCGGGGAGCCACTCGGGGTGAAGTACCTCGGAACAGGGCTCACGGGCATCGTCGGATAAGGCCCGGGGGCCGTGGGGCTTGGGCCGCGGTTCGTGTTCAGTGCGTCAAGCCCATACGACGGGGTTTCCACCACCGGGTTGTAGGGCTTCAGCACCGTGGGCGTGAGGCCGCCGGCGAACTTTTCCGGGTTGTCGCGGATGTAGTCTTCGCCCGTGTATTTACGATCGAAGAGGGGGTTCTCCTCCGACTTCCCTGCTTTAAATCCGCCGGCAAGGCCCGTGACGGCGAGCGCCGTTGCGACACCCGGCACATACCGACCAAGCGTTGAGGCCGCATCTGGGTTGACAAGAAACGCGTTCTTGAACTTATCAAACGACGGCGTTTCTCCGCCCGGGGCGAGGGATGTAAGGTAACTCCCCATGCGCCCAAACATGCCCGGGCCCGGCGGTGTGGCGGGGGCTGCGGAGACGTCAGTAGCCCGAGCCAGCGCCTGCTCAAACCTAGCGCCCGGGGCACCGGAGGACGTCACGTAGGGCACCGAAGAGCCAACGGGCTGTGTCTGCGGAGCGGCTGCCGTGTTAAAGGTGGCCGGATTGTATTGACCTTCGATTACGGTGCCGTAACCGGGGTCACGTGCCGTGCCCGGTGCGACACCTCGCATCGCATCTGGATTAGGCGTATCAGACCCGCCTGCAACCATGTCGTAGGCTTGCCCAGCTTGCGTCCGCATGGGAACTCTTTTCCCGGTGACACTGACCTCTTGAAGCTGGTCAGCTCCCGGGGGCTTGTAGGACAGGCCCGCCATGACGCCTGACTGAAGGCCCATGCCAAGGGCTTCCTGCGTGCCCATGCCCGCGAGTTTGCCGACCGTCGCGCTTGTGAGGCCCGCGCCAATGCCCTGCGCAAGCTTACCCCCCTCGGTAACCCCAGGGATCTTGCCCGCATACTTTGCGATGCTCGAAACCGGGTTGACGCCGAACGCCGTGCCGCCCGCGCCGAAATAGCTCGTCGCGGCATTGATCAACAGGCTCTTAGCGTTGATCTTCTCACCGGCCATGGCAGAAACGCCCGCAGCCGCCGCGGTGGAGGCCAGGGCGGTAGAGGCCGCCGCAGCGGTCGTGGACAAGGCCACGCCTGCGGCAGTGCCCGTGGCAGCGCCTACGACGCTCGCCGCGGCCGGTCCGAGGACCGTGGCAAGTGCGACCGTGGCGATTACGCGAAAGATCGGGTTTTTAAGGACTTTCTTGACCGCCTTCTTGACGCCCTTAAAGAGCTTCTTCAGGAAGAATTCAGGCAGGGTGGTCTTGGGGTTGATCGTCCCGGAACCGCCCATGGCCTTGAGAAGCCGCGCTTCCCCCGGGGTGATATGGGCAAGGATCGAGTCGCCATTGCGACCCTGAGAGGCCAGATACTTAGCTACATCGGCCAGGCCACCCTGGGCCATGGCCATCGGCTCAAGGCCTTCGACGGCCGGCGACATCTCCATCGGGGCCTGCGCGCCCTGAGCGCCGGAGGCCTGATACTCGTTAAGAGCCATGATGGCAACGCCGAGGAAGGCCGGGTCGTACTCTTCCGGCAGGTCATCGGCGTCCATCATCCCGGTGTCGATCAGGCGCTGGCGAAGCTGCGGATACTCGTCCGGCTTCTGCGACATGTACTCGAGGACCTCGAGTAGCGCCGAAACCTCAGCCGGGCTGAGGTCCAGTTCGTCAATGCTTTCCCTGACCGCCTGGCGGACAGCCTCTGCTTGCGCAGGGTCGCCCGAAGACATGCCCAATGCCGTCAGAGCGGCGTCGTAACTGTCCGCGCTCGAGACGTAAAGCGGCTGGTCCGTGGGCCTTGGATCTTGCATGGCTTGCCCTGCGGGCAGGCCCATGATGCCTTCATTTTCCATAGGTGTCCTTTCCAGTTTGTGCCAATGACCCTACAGGGGGTCGCGCGCCGGGAAAGGACGCGAAGATGGGGCTGATTATGGGGTAAGTTGTCAAGACTTGTCCACTTGTCACGAGCGGTCGATTTCCAGGTAGGAAAGGTAAAAATCGACATCCGCTACGCTTGCGGTCACTTTCAGCACGTCCCCCGCGACTAGCACACAAGGCACGCCAGAGAAGATGTCCAGCGTCTGGCTGGCCGGTAAGACATATGTCTTCAATAGCTTGTATGGCGTAGCTCCGCCAGCTGGATATATGGCAGCGCTGATGTTAGCCACGCTGGCGTTGTCGTTCGTCACGCGGAGCGACGAGAGAACAGCGTTGTTTGCCGCCGGTGCCGTGTAGATCGTCGTCTCCGTCGCGGCGCTCGGGGTTAGATACAGGCGTAGGTATTTGTTTGCCATGTCATGCCGCCGAGACGAAGTTGATGGTCAGGATAACCGACGGAATCTCCGGTCTTGTCGGGGTGCTTTCGGCAGCGTAGTGCTCGAGAAACACATCCGTACTGCTCGCCCACCAGGCGATTTCTAGGTAGTTCGTGCTAGGGTCGTTCACCGTGAAAATGCCGGTGATTGCCGGGACAATATGCGACCAGATGCTGCCGCTCTTCCTGGCGGGTATGTCAAAGCGAGTGCGACTAGACGGATAGTTTGTTCCGGTATCCTTGGCCCACACCTCAAACTCCTGAGCCGCATTGCTTCGGTTCGAGACCTGTAGCGTAAACGTGACGAGATATTGCCCGGAGCACGGAACGTAGATTTTGCTGTTATCGACGACGCGGATGCCGTTCGATAACGCCACGACGTCATACGTCAAAAGCTCTTCGGTAGTCGTGCTGGTCAGGTCTTGATCGAGATTCGAGATCAGCATCGCCTGCGGCAGACTGATGCCATTACTGATCTGAAAGCCACGAACCCCGCCCGCAAACCCACCGCCCGCACCGGAACCTGCCGCGAACCACGAGCCCGCACCAGCCTTGTCGTCACTGACGGTCGGCGTGTAAGTGTTGTTAAGCTGAAAAACGACCTGCTCAAGCGAGCGCACGAGCTGGTCAAACTGCTCCTGACTGTAGCCCGCAGCCGCTGCGTTAGGCAGACGGACGTTGAAGATCTTACTCATCTCAACCCATCCGGCTGGATATCAACACGCATCGTGCCGAAGCGCCAGTTGGTGTCGAGTTCAGAGCTTTCGATCTGCAACGAGATCTGTCGCCCACGCGCGCGCGTGTCCACCTTGTCTGTACCCGGAGAGATGACATACGGGTCAAGCGAGCTCGGCGTCGCGGAGACCTGCGGATACAAGCGCAACAGCAACCTCACCGTGAGATCGCCCTCTTGGTTCTTGAAGTCCGGGATGAACCGCTTCATGAACAACACCTGATCGCCATCGCCGATATCGAAGTACCCCGACTTCACATACGCAAGGATCGGATCCCCGTTGCCGTTCTTGCCAAACTCTTGGTTATAGACCACGGACCGCCCAGGGGTGAGTCCATAAATCGTGCTGATCGTAGCCTCGGTACCGTCGATATCGTACTGTGTCGCCATCGGGAAGGAATAAGTGCCAAGGTCCACCCAAGCGGAACGCGCCATAGTGCCCACGGACCATACCTGCTCGAGGTAGTTGAAGGTCACAAAGCGATCAATGTAGTCGGTGTCCGCCGTGCAGTACCACCAGGTCACTTCGTTGAACTGCGTGTTGATCCCCACATGCACTTTCTGTGCTTGCGTGAAGTTCAGGTCCTTGAATACATAGTCCTGGACCGTGCAGGGGAGCTTCTTGACGACACCGTCGAACACGAAGAAGGCGTCCTTGCTCATCCAGTACGCCACGCCGTTCACATCCGCCGACGCATGCGGCCCGATAAGGCCACAGTTGGCCCCGAGCTGCTGGAAGCCAAAGGTATACGGCGGTCCAAGGTACTGCATGCCATGCAGTGCCGTGTCCGTCCAGATCAAGATCTGTCCGCGCGAGCGAAGCGCCGAGACGATGTAGTTTCCGTCCGTCAGGCGCTGGCCGCCAGCCGTATTGGTCGCCGTGGCGACGAATGTGTTGATGTCTTCTTGGTTTGAGAAGCGCACAAACATCGGATCCTGCGACGAAGGCGTCCCGATGGTCGATTCCGTACCAAAGCAGACCAGATGCCGGTCAGGCGTCGACACCAACGCGTATTTGCTCTTGGTCGGCGCGCCAGAAATGGCCGTTGCCCGCACGCCAATGCCCGTGCTCGGCAGCCACTCGTAGATGCCGCCGTCCACAAGCTGCATGATGAGGTTTTCGCCGAAGCTATCGAACTGCCAGACGCGGGAAAAGAGCGCAATCGAGGCAGACGGCGGGCGCGGGGTGCCCCAAGTGCTCAAGCCCCATGTCCCAGTGCCCCAGCCAAAGTCCGAGTAGCTTACCGCTGCCCCCGTGTTGATCTGATAGGCCGCCGTGGCCGTGCCTGCCGCCGTGGCGGTCGAGGTCGCGTTGGTCGGCGCCTGGATGGCGTACTCATTGGCGTTCAGAACCTCGATAACCTCAAACTCGTTGTTCAAACTCGCGTTCGGAATGCCACCAGGGTCGCCCGTTGTCGCAGAAAGCGTGACAAAATCCCCCGTAATGGCCCCGTGGCCGCTGTCATTGACCACTACGCGGTTGGAACCGTTCGTCGTATCGAAGGTAACGCCCGTGTTCGTGTCACGGATGGGCGTAATGTCCGCCCAGGTGCCGCCGTAGTAGACGTAAACCTTCTTGTTGGTGCCGACGGCAACGTAGGGGGAGCCGTCAAGGTCCGTCCAAGTGAAGACTTCGCTCGGCATACCCACCAAATAGGCGATGGTTTCGCCAAACGGGGCCCATCCGCCGACCTTTTCAGGCAGTCCATAGCGAAAACGGACGTAATCGGAGTCGATCCATCCGCCTTCTGCGCCATATTCGGTGTTTTGCTTGTCTACACCCGGCTTTAAGAACAGTCTGAGTAGTGCCATGGGCGCATCCTACTTGATTGGACCGCCGACGAGCCACGCATCGCAAGTACGATCGCCGGCACACTTGAAGTGGAACAGCTCACAGTACCCGAGATTGGCCGCCGCGACCACATCCGGGGCGTAATTCTCGTGTTCCATCTCCTCGTCGTAGTCATGGATGCCCTTCTCGATACAGGCAATCATCTCCGGGGTCTGGATGAACGCCGCGCAGTTGCCACAGCGGGCCTTCTTGGCCTCGCGCACCGTGGTCTGCCAAAGCTCGGCCTTCTTGTCCCAGAAAGCACGCGACTCGGACTCCGGGTTCAACGGCCCGTAGCCATACTCCTCAATCGCATTGTTGCGATTCTTGAGGTTGACATGGATATCCATCGTCGCTTCCGGGCAGCCCTTCTGGCCGCGCTCGTACGACTTACGAATCTCCTGCCCGATCGCGTCCTTCTTGACACTCGCCATGCTTCACCCGTACGGTTACTTCTTTCCCTTACTTGCCTTTTTGGCGGAAGCTGCGCGTTTTAGCAGCAATGCCTTTGGGCTGCGCGACGAACTGCTTGCCTTGCGCTTTACCTTTTCGCTTGGCGGCAGAAGTTCGGGCGTACTCAGCAGGGCTGAGAGCTTTAATCGCAGCTTCTGGTAGATATCTCTCACCCGTGTCAGAAGATCGTTTACCAGACCTTGTACGCCAACGCTGATCCCCCCAAGCCTTGAGCGATTGTTGACTTTTTCGTAGCGCCATGACATAGTCCACCTATGGAGCACAAAACACAGGAAATTTGGAAACTGATACCTGACACGAATGAACGGTATTCGATAAGTGATTATGGCGTAGTCCGCTCAAACTGGGCAGATATTCCGCAACGAAATTTAACGCACCGTAAGCGTATTGAAAAAACTTCGTTACTAAAGGCTTGGCTGCACACAACTGGGTACATGCGAGTCGCTTTAGGTCGTGGAAAACAAAAATATATTCACCGGCTAGTAGCCCAAGCTTTCCTACCAAATCCCGACAATTTGCCTCAAGTTGACCATATGGACGGGAACCGTACGAATAACCATGTTTCAAACTTGCGTTGGGTAACGGTGCAGCAAAACGCAATAATGGGCGGAGATCGTCACAACTGGGATGCCCAGCGAATTGCAAGTGCAAAGCGTCGTATTTACGACGTAAAGAAAAAAGAGTTCCAAGCCTTGCTAGATCAAGGTTGTAGTTTGAGATACGTTGCAAAACTATTTGGTACATCACATTCCGTAATTAGCCGTATCGTCAAAGGCTAGTCTCTGTATCTCCCGCCTTTGGCTTTGTACTGCTTAGCCAATAGCTGACTTTTTCTCGCGCTCCACTGCCCCGCGGCAGTACCCTGCACCGCACGGGACTTGATTGACTTGAACAGGCTCTCACGCATGGCAGGCTTCGTGTAGTTGCCCGCTGCGTTGACCTTGCTGTTCGCTTTCTTTTTCACGGCAAAGTTCCTCCGCTGGCTGCCGGCATGGTCGTCACCTGGATCGCAATGTGCTGCTTCAGGTTCAACAACTGCCCGCAGTCCGAACAAATGTCCGCATCCAACTCCGCCTCGTCCAGATCGTAGCCACAGGCGTCGCAATAGACTTCGATCACATGCGCAGGCTCGACCAGACCCTGGACCGTGGTCCGCGGTTCAAGCGCGAGCTTCATGTGACCCCCGCCCGAAGTTCAAGTTTTTGCAAAGGCATCGTTATACCTTGCGTTCAAAATGAGGAACATCTTTGAACGACTTCCAGAACCCGCCCCATTGGTTCTTGGGGTTAAGGCTCTGCCAATACTCACCAACCGGCGTAAGAGCCGGGATGTCGTAGGTCAGTTTGCCGTCGCGGAAGAAATTCAAGTCGATGGCGCACCGCTTGAGGTGGATGCTGTTCATCGTCTTGGAGCGACCCGTCTTGACATAGATGGCTTGCTGTTCCGGGGTACGGGCAAGTTCACCGCCCGTCACCACAAAGCCCAACTCCGTCGCCTTGTTGATGAGTTTGGCGACATCCAGCAGGAACGCCGCCTGTTCTGCTACGAGACTCACTTGATAGCCTCCTTGAGTGCGTCGGTCTTGTCCTTGCTCGACTGGCTAGAACCGAAGTAATACGAGACAACCTGCGTAGCGACCGCAGACAGCACGCCCAAGATGTAGATGAGGATGTCCTTGCGGCTAGGGTCAATCGGACTTGCTTGGAACAGCACGATGCCAAAGAGCGTGAAGGTGATGCCAAGCAAACCAAGCGCCAAAATCGGCGTGATGAGTTTGTTTAGCAGCGGTGCCTTGTCGGAGGTGACAATCTGCGTCTCGCG